AGCAGTTGTTACACCTGCCGACTTAATAGTTACCCAGCCATCAGTTATATCAAATCTTGCTGTATCAAAACTTGCTAAACCTAAATCTGATTGACTAATTGCAGTAGCATTTGCTCTAGTAGTTGCAGCATTCATATTCAATTTGCTTTGTGCAATTTGAGCATTTCCTGCCACATCTGTATCATTAATTGCTCCTGGATTAATTTGGAAATTAACAGTAGTATATCGATTAGTTGCAAATGAATCTGTCGATTCTCTATTGGTACTAACTAAAATATCACTTGCTGCATTCCAAACACCGTTTGCCCACTCGTCTACAGGTCCGTCAATAATTAAACCTTGTTTGCCACCACTTGCAGTAATAACATCTTGGTCAGGGCCCGTTGCTGGTTTACCATCACTAAACTCTCCAAGTACTGGAGTATAGATAATTTCTACTACACTTCCTTCTATTGCTTCAATGCCGTCAATTACATCAACAATAGTACCTGTAGCACCAGTTATGGTTCCTGTTATACTATCGCCTCTTACAAAAGGTCCTCCAACAACTGATCCTGCATCAATAATAATTTTCTTATAACCAGTTGACACAAGTAGTTGACCTTCGTCTATGTCGTTAATTTCAACATCTCTAAGATCTGGAAGTGTATCTTGTTCACCTCTGCCATCGTCAACATATGCTTTGGTTGCTGCATCAGATTCAGAAGTTGGTGCTGCAAGATTAGTAATTGTGTTTCCTGCTGCGTTTAGATCGTCTGTCATTGGTACCGCACCGTTAGGAGCAAGTACACCTGGACCTAGTTTGTTTGCAACAGGATCACCGTTTACGTCATAACCTAAACGTCTGTTTAAGTAACCACGTACAGCACTTTCAGTTGGAACTGTGTCTGATGCGTTATCAGTCATTGCTGTGTCTGTACTAAATTCAGTAATAACAACACCACGCTTAAAGCCTAAGCCGTCAACGTCTGATAGTGCAAGACTTGCACTAAACGTAACAGTACCAGTACCTTGGTCAACGCTGAAGAAACGTCCTACACGGAATATACCGTTTTGGTCTGTACTTACATAGAACACACGACCTTTGCCTTTTTCGACAACTTCGTTTGCTTCTTGTTTTTCACTTGGTTCACCAAAAATAACGTTTGGATAGTTACTTGTGTTAAATCCGCCTGTACCAATGTCTAGGAAGTCATGACCTGTAACACGACAAGTTGAAATATTAACGGTAACTGTACCAGTGGCGCCTGCCTTTAGACCTGCACGTAAAGTAACAAGTTCTGATCCAAGCACTACTGGTTCAAAAATACCCGGTGCGTCAACTTGGTTAATAGTATCGTAATCAACTAGATCGACAATTGCATAATCATTATCTTCGCTTGGCTCTACAACCGTAGTTCCGGAAATACCTCTATAGTTAAAGACATAATGTTTTTTCCCGCCCCATGTCAAAATAGGTGCTTCAATTGCTAATGTTTCTGCTGTCCAACCCGCAGGTCTATTTGCACTAGGTGTTCTAGCGTTATTGTTCAAACGATAAATTTCATTTGCGTCAGCTAAAGCAATTGCAAGGGTAGTGTCTCCTGCTGTACCGCCTTTTGTGGTTCCGCCTGTTAAAGGAACACCGCTTGCTGTAATAGTTCCAATAGCTTCTTGCGCTTTTGAACTATTAATTTGTAGTCTAATCCAGTCATAGGAAGAGTCTAAGCCAGCCTGCGAAGTATTAGCTGGTAAATCATCACCGATACTATCACTTGTTAAGAAACTGATACTTCTATAAACAAAGTTTGGATTTTCATCAAACACAAGCGCAGTACTTGGACGAATAGTTAAGATATCCGGACGAGCTAAATCTGAAATTACATGTGTTTGGTTTCTGTAATAGATAATACTTGTATTAAACGGAACTACTTCTAAAAGTCCGTTAGCACTAAATTGAGCATCACTAGTAGAGAAGTTTAATTTATAAACTTGACCGCTATACATTGGAGTACTATCTTCTACTTCAATAGTACCTGTAACAGTTATTTCTGTAATTCCACCATCTACGTCAACAGCGTCAACAGTAATAGTACAGTCGTTTGCAGGAGTCGCACCACCAAGTTCATCTCCAGGAACAACAAATGTATCTCCTACTTGATAATCAGTACCTGCATTATTTGTGTTATAAGTTACTGTGTATCCTGCGTCTATTGTTTTATACACATTAAACACAAACCCAGTTGCAGTTGGGTCTGTAGTTGTTTGTATAGCACTGCCATCTATTAACGGATATTCGCCAGCTATATGTTGAATTGCTTCAACGTTGGCTACTTCGTAACGTGCAAATGCAGGACGACCAGGATGCCAAATATTAACTTCTGATCTATTGCTCGGCGCCTCTTCCATATCATATACATAAACTGATAACGATTCTTCCACATTGTCGTATCCGTTTGCATCAACAAGTGTTGGAACACTATCTGCTCCTAGCGCACCCGCAGTATCACCAGTTAATTCATTTGTAGTGTCAAATGCACCTACTACGTTTGTTAGATAGATTACATTTGATCCTCCTGTTGTACTAGTTGCAACTGCAACTTCACCAGTAGCACCTGTTGAAGCCTGTGTTAAAATTTCACCTTTTGGTAATACTAAGAACCCTGTGGTTGTTAAAATAGTATCAACGTCAAATGCTTTAGCAGGTTGAGTCATATCTTGACCCAACGAAATTGCATCTGGTATTTCGTTTGGATCTGAACCTTCTGCAACTAGACCATATTCACCGTAACAACTTGAACCTGTTAGTGATCTAATTTCAGCACCGTTCTTTGAATAGTAACTTGCCCAACAGTAGTAGGTAAACATAGATACCATCTCTGATAGCGCACCATTAACAGCAACAAGTCCGTAACCTAAGTCGTTAATTTGTGTAAAGTCGTTACCTAAGATACTTCTGTTACCAGCTGTTTGTAGTGTAATCGGTAATACTGCATTTACACTTTGTACAGTTCTACTTTGTATTAAACGTTTGCTATTTATAATAGCATTACTTGCGTCAAGTAGAGTTGCAGCAGCCCAACTAATGTCTGGGAAAGTAGGATCCGGAACAGCATTTAAATTTGCATTTTCAGCAGTTACGGCAATTATTTCTACAAGTGCATCTGTTATTGCAGTTTCTGTAGCAGTTGCATTGCTACCTGAAAGGTCTGCTGTCTGTGGATTAGTTCCAGTTGGTGTAACTGGGTTACCTAAAAGAATATCACTTATAACAGTAGCCATGTGATCGTATGCTAGTTTAGTTGGTGTACGCTGATCCGCAGGCTGTTGCGCAACAGATCCGTCATAATATGCTCTTGCATTTGTAACTGTTGCACTGTTTCCACCGTACAACACGTCATAAGTTAATGCATCAACAATATAACCAACATCTCGTTCACACTTAGTAGTGTTATAGTTTAATGCAGGGTAGTTATCTGCAATCCATGCTGTAACTTCTGCTTGTAAAAATAATCTATTATTTTGTAGTCTAATAGCAGCATCGTCTGCATCTGCTGTTGGGAGAACTGCTGGTGCAGGGAATGTTAACGCATCTGCTACACCGTCGCCTGGAACAGTTGTGCTTATTGTGCCGCTTGATAATATATCAACAACTTCATCAAATGCAGCATTTGATCTTGCTAATGCAGTTGGATCTCCTGCTACATCAGTTAGTGCAGCTACTTCGTCTCTTGCAAATTGGATTGCAGAAATAGTTTCTGATTGTTGTCCATCTACTCCAATAGGCAATGTACCTTGTTCATTTACGTAATATGCACCTGCTCTTTGATATGCAATACCATTATAAACACTATTATAGTTTGTTCCTAAAGAGACATCATACGTTACACCATCTAGAATATAACCAGTATCTCTATAACACTTATCTGAATCAAAATCAAAATCTGCAACAGTATCTAAGTTAACACCAGATGCTAACTCACTGGTCCAGCCAGTAAATCCATCGCCACCGTTTGAACTTGGGTCTAGAATAATTTCTGCTGTACCTGCTTCTTTGTTATAATTAGTTACAGCATTAACTTGGAAACGTCTACCATCTATATAAAATACACACGGAGTTTGTGGACGTCTTACATACAAACCTTGTGGTTCAGTTGGAGAACCGTAACTCTTAATAGCTAATCTAAATGCACTTCCATCAACTTTTTCTGTAACTTGCACTGCTGAGTTACCAACAAATGCATCAACAAAAAGTCCGCCACGGAATGCTTGACGATTTAGTGATTGCGAGAAACTTGAACCTGTTTGAATATATGGCGATTTAGTTAGTACCTGTCCTTCTGGATCAAGTACAAGCATAAAGCCACCGTGTCCTTGTACTGTCATGTTACGAAGCATAGTTGCATCGTTCATTAAGAACACATCCATTTCGTCGTTACGTAATGGTGGATTATAGTCTTCGTTAAATGCAAATGTAACAGTATTCAATAAGTTTTGTAGTACAGTAGCAGGACCGTCGATTTCTCTCCAATATTCTGCTACTTCTGCTGCGTTAAAAGTACTACCTGATCTATGTTCTTTTGTTGGAGTATAGTATAATGTAGTTCCAAGACCTGTAGTAAATTTAACGACGTTTCCTAAGCGATATGTTGTATCTGCTCCCCAATCAGCAGGTTCGCCTGAGCCGTTAAATAAGTCTGCAGAATAATTTAAGTCAGATAGTGAACCACCTGACGGGGAGTACAACTGAGTAGGTTCTTCCCCTAGTAAAAGTTTACTTGCTACAGTAAAGATATGTTGTATTCCGGCAACAGTTTGATCTTCTGTTCCAACTTCAACTGCGCCTGCATAATATTGACCTTGTGCTTGTAACGCAAATTCATTACCGCCGTTACGGAAGTCTTGTACAAGTGCGTCAACAATTAAACGTGCATCTCTTTCACATTTACTTCTAGAATATTGTGGTGTTCCAACAAGTGCAGGATATGTTGTTTCTACATAGTTTACAACTTGTTCGGCAATAAATTCTTTGTTGTCAATAAGTGTAAGAGCATTAGTTTCCCAATTACCTACGTTTTCGTAACCTTCGCCTGTATTTTTTAGTCTGTCTGGCTGCGTTAGGTAATGATAACCAAAGTACCCGTCAACTGCACCTGTTAATGGGTTGACATATTCAATACCGTTTGGAACACTAGTTACAACAAACGAAATGCTATTTGCTCCGCCTGCTCCTAGATAATCATCTAGTACTGTAATACGTTCGCCTTTTTGGAAGTCTGCACCTTCATTTGTAACTATAATATCTGCGATTGCACCGTCAGCACCTATAGTAATATCAAACTCTGCATATTTGCCTAGTTTATCACTAGTCCAAGTACTAACAGAATATGTTCCTGCTACTCTGTTTGAATCAAGTTGTGGCTCAAAAGAAATACCAGTGATGTTTGATTTACCTAATACCAAGCCATCAAATTCTGCATCACGATAGAAGAATGTGTTTGCCCAACGTGACTGCGAAACACGATCTTTGGGACGTATAATAGTACGTCTAAATTCATCACCTTTTACTGATACATTTGCTGGAACACGAATTGGATAATCTTCTTCGTAAATACCAGACTCAACTCTAATTGCAATTTGAGTGTTTACAACATAGTTACCGTATTCTAGTTCTTCGTCTACTTGGAACTCGATTGGTTCTAATAGTTGTACTTCAATTTCGTCTGTTTCTGCAACACTAACTGCTCTCGGACCTGCTTCGTAACGATAATCAATAATACGTGCTACTGCTCCTGAAGTTTTACCACGTACCACCTTACCAGGAATAATATCAGTATTTTCTGGATTTGCTTGATCGATAAAGCCTAAGTTTCCGTTACCAACATTAATTTTATAAGTTGTTTGTCCGTCTACAATTTCTGTAGCATCTAATACACCATTTTCAATAACGTCTAAAATGATGTTCATTTTAGCAGCAACAGCTTCGTCTGCACTTCCATCTGGAGGAATGCTTACATCAATAAATTGATCTACACGAGTTTGATACAAAGTTGGTGGTGCTGTATTTGTTAAAATATAATTTGTTACAAGAGATTTTGCATACTCGATACCTGCAATAGTTTCTACACGCTGGGTTCCAATTGCTTTTTGTGCGCTAACATTTGAATAATAACGAATACCTGCCCATCTTGACAAATAGTTTGCGTTGTTACCCAATAATATATCGAGCGACACACTGTCTAAAATAAATTCTACATCACGCTGACAAATTTCTTTGTTATACGAATTAGCAAAATCTGGGAATGTTGCATCAATATACCCTGTAACTTCTTTTGCAACAAACTCTTTGTTGTTTACAATAAGAGTTCTAGCATTTACTCTGCCGCCTATCGGGCTTGTAATACCTGCTGTAACAATTTTAGCATTTGCATGTCCGCCGTATGTCATAGTCTGTTGATATGGACCAGGTTCTGGTCTTGCAGCAGTCATAATTTCTTCTGCTTTACGAGCTGCTGCTCCAATAGTGCGATATGCATATCCAGGTGAACGACCTTCTTTACCGTCCGGAGTAAATGTTTGTTGATCGTTACCTGTTGTACTTACATACAAATTAACTTGGCTTGTTGCTGCTACGTTGTCTACATAAAGTTTTGTTGCTGCTTGTAAATCGTCATACGCATTAGGAGTACCTTTTCCTGCTAATTCACCTGGATGGTCAAATAGATGTAATGCTCCCTCCATACTATCGCCTTGGCGACGAACAATCGACTTACGTGGCAACGCTACGTTGTCTAACCAGTTACCTTCTAGTTCATCATCATAAGCAGCATCTGTAAGTGTAAACGTTCCTGTACCGCCACTTAATAGTATACGTCCTGTAATTTCAATTGCATCCTCTTCAGTTTCATATAGTGCAATTTGGTCTGGAGTTGCAATTCTTATGTAATACGTGCCGCCACTTACTACACCGAACGGATCTGTTCCTGAAGATTGAAATACAAATGCAGCAGCATTGTATGCTTCAAGCAATCCGTGATTTGGAACAAATAAGTTGCCTTGTGATATAGAATTTGAAGTAAGAACATATGAAGACGTTTCTGTTGGTTCATCGCCAATACGTATGCCGCCACCAGCAACTTCTTTTTGTTGATAACTTCTATCTGCGTATGCTTTATTAATTACAAGAGCACCAATGTCATAATCTGTACCGTACACAGAGTTAAATGTATCAATAGCACCTTGACTTACAGTTACACCTGCAATAGGCTGTGTAGAAGCGTTTAATGGACCTGCTAGAGTAGGCTCTGGGTCATTAGATACTTTAGAAACAAGTTGTTTAACTATTAACTTACCGTCAACACTAAAATCAAATCCAATAGTATCGGCCGATCCATCTATTGCATTATCTGATGCTAATTCTAACAAGTTAAGTCCGCTACCGTCCGACTTAACTAACGGAACTTTATTTTCGTTACCTTCGTATGTATTAGGTGTGTCGTTTAGGTCTGTAAAACTAATCTGACCGCCAATACCAAATACTGCATATAGTTCTTGAAAGTTTTCATTTACTTTACGAAACGATTCACGAATGCTATCGCCTGTTCCGTCATTACCTTCAATACCAATGTCTACGTCTTGTCTTGCCATTTAATTTGCTCCGTTTATAATTTTGGACTTACTAAGTTATCCATGTCAAAGTTTACGCTAACTCCGCAACCGCATGCTGATTGTGCATTAGGATTTTTTATATCAAACATAGCACCCATAATATCTTTTTTATAATCTATTATTGTTCCTACAAGAAACATTAGGCTATGTGCTCCTATAATTAGATTACCTGATCCTGTATCAATAACTTCATCATTATCATCTATTTCGCTAGGTGAAGGTACTATTTGCCATTCATATTCAAAACCTGCACATCCGCCGCCTTTTAAATTTAAACTGACTCCATAACAATTATTTTCTTTACAGATATTGTTAATTTGGTCTTGAGCTGCTTCAGTTAGTTCACAAATATGCATGAATTATCCTTCCTTACTACTATTTATGATATTATTTTATAATCTTAATGTAAATATAGTTATGTATTTGTCCGAATATAAAAAGCAAACCCGGCACGTTCGTACTAGCAAAACGGGCAAGGAACACACCTACAAGCGTGAATTAACGATATGTGTGTTTAGATGTGATAATTGTGATGTAGAGTTTGAGCGTGAGCGTGGAAAGATGGATCCAAAACGTCTAAGCAACAACTATTTCCATGTATGTTCAAACTGCGATGCTAAAGTTTTTGCTCAAAAGAAAGGCGTGGAACGCAAACAAGTTTGGAATCTCCACGCCAGTTCTAATATACCTATAAGTAAATTATAGGTTTTTCCAAGTAAATGCTCCAAAGAACATTTCATCCTCTGACATCTGTCCCCAAGGTACTAGTCTGCTTGGGTCTGGATTCATTGGATTATCTTCACTATTATCAAACGCACCTTCAACAAACAAACGAGTTCCTGCAGGAATAAACTTAGGCTCTTTCCATGTATACGAAAGTTGCCAAGCATAGTCATACTTAGGAATATCAATTAGTTCTTCTCGTGTACCGTCAGCATAAATTGCAGTTGCTCGCATACTCTTGCCACGGAAGTGCATGTGTGGTAAGAATGTGTGCAACATAATATCATTCTTTAGAGTAATTTCTGCTGTCTGTACAAAGTTAGGATCAAACGGTGGAATCGGAGTCCAGTTGTTAGGGAAGATACAAGCACAGTCGCCTGCCATTCTCTCTTCTGGTACTACACCTTCGTCGTGAAAGTATAGTCCAATACGTGCTTTGTCAGTTCTTGCAGTTCCGTCTGGTGTATAGTGCAACTGTAGATTTACAATTGACCCTGCACGTAAAAGTCCGCCTGTGTTAGCGTCATAGTAATCAGGATCACCACCAGGAACATATGCACTGATAGTTGCATACTCCATGTTACCTTGTCCTTCACCCTGTGCGCCTAACAAGTTACCGTTGCGTTCACCAGGTATAGTTACTGTGTTCAGCATGTGATGCATTACAGTAGGCTCTGAAGGTAAGAACTCTGAACCACGCAACCAGCGATCCTCCGTCAATCCTAAAGGAACACTTACATAACGATATGGAATTGCATTAGGACCCATTGTACCCACTGCTGGAATCTCTTGCGGTGGTACTTCGATAATCATATCAGGTTCGCCATGTACCCACTCTGAAGTAGAGTAAACAGTTTCCGTCAACGGATCTACATCACCTTCAACAGGTGCACCTGCGTCAATCCACTCTACAATAGTATCAATCTCTCTGTTACTTAGAGTTCTGTGATTGACAATTGTGCCTGCATACTTACGATCAATTTGTCCTGGAGGCATACGCTTTGATACAATAGCCTCTTTGATTGCAGGAGCAAAGCCTTGTAGAATTTGATAGTTAGTCATTGCCCAAGGAGCAATGCCGCCTTCTCTGTGACATGCTTGACACTGCTCTACAAAGATAGGTGCAACATCTCTTGCATAATCAATTTCATCTGCATAAATTGTAGTTGCAAATAAACTAGTTACTAGCAATATTAATTTTTTCATTTCTTTCCTCTAATAATTTATTGTATCCTTCTTCATCTAAGTGTGTGATAGCAAGCCAAGCGTGAGTCATTTCGTCTCCTGTTCTTGAACCTCCCATTACCCACATGTCAGGGTCAGGATTGTTAGGATTGTCAACAGTGTTGTCGTACCACTGTTTTAATATAATAACTGCGCCCGCAGGTATTAGTGGTGCTACTTCTGGATCGTACAAATGACTGTGATGCCAAGTTGCGCTCCACTTGCTTATTTGGCTTACTTGTTCTGTTCGTCCTGTTTGTGGATAGAAGATTTCAAGACTTGCTGCATTCATACGCAAGTGACCATGTGGCTGAAAACTATCTAAACGTACAGGATGATCGAAACTGTGAAAGCCCTGCGTCATTGCATATCCATTGGGTGGGACTACTAAGTCGTCCTGGTCCCCAAGGCGATACAAACTCAAATCTTGTTTGTATTTTAATTGTTTGCTTTCCTCTTCTGTGTATAACCAGAGACCAATCTCTACCACATTGTCTTTGATTACAGAACCTGGGGCCATTGCTCCAAGACCACCTGGGAACATATGAATGTCCCACGATACTTGTGCGTTTGCTGGGATTGTACGACAGACTCCTTCTGGTACAATCTCTCCCCACTTTCCCATAGCATACTCAGTGAGCATGCCTTCACGCCCTTCCGCTGTGATAATAGAGGAGTTAGCGTGATGTACTACTGACTTAGCAGCGCCACGTGGCTTAACCTGTACTGCTTTGATACATCTGTCTTCTGACAAGCCTGTTGGCACTAAATGCTTGTGCCATAGATCGTTGCCGTTTGCAGGAATGTCAATTGCTACACTAGGAATAATTGCGTCAGGTGCACCAAAGTCTGCTTCAAAGTTCCATGCTTCTGGATCTCTTAGTGCAGGTGCTTGTACTACAACATCCTGATCACCGTACTGTGCGCCTGAGTTTACCCACGCAACAACTGTGTCTATTTCATCTTGCGATAAACGCCAGTCACCTTGTAGGTCTTGTATGCCTATACCATGATCGTAAGCATACGGAGGCATTTCTCTGTTTGCTACTTTTAATTGTATAAGTGGTGCCCACGGGCGCACCTGTTCATATGTTTCAAAGCTCATTGGTCCTATGCCGCCTTGACGGTGACATACAACACAATTGTTATTGATAATTTCTGCTACTTCGTTTGTATAAGTTTGTGCTGATAAAGCAAAGGGAAACAGCACAGTGATTACTGCGATAATGTGTTTCATAATAATTCTCCTGGGAACTATTAATATTTAAACACATTATCGCAGGATTGCAACCTCTGTATGTTAAAAGTTACAATTGATTACAATTACTCTGCTTTCCAAATTGTCCAAGCACCGTAAGCAATAGCACCGTAAGCTACTAGAGCAGCAATTGGCTTGAAGATAAGGAATGCAACGCCCGCGCCTACTAGTATAGCACCGTCTAGTGTTGTACGTTCTTTAAGTCTTGCATTAATCCATTTTGTAACCATTTTTAATCTCCTTGTGTACAATATTTATATAAGTAGTAGTTCCTATAGGAGGAAATTTTATGACAATTGAAATGTTAATTGGTATTATAGTAGTTGCTGCTTTAGTAGCATTCTTTGTTTTTAAACCTAAAAAAGAAGAAGTTGATCAGGCCGTAGAAGCTGTAAAGCCTGAACCTGTTCCTAAGGTAGAAGCAGAGACTAAAACAAAACCTGCTCCTAAAGTAGAAGCAGAGACTAAAAAGGTTGCTACTAAAACAACTAAAAAAACTACTAAAAATACACCACCTAAGACTACAGCAACACGTGGTCCAAAGAAAACAGGTGTTACTAAAACTGATCTTAACAAAATGAACAAAGATCAGCTCGAAACATTTGCCAAGAAAGAGTACAAAGTCGATCTTGACAAACGTAAAAAGAAAGCTGATCTAGTTGATGAAGTATTAGGATTGGCTAATAAAAAATAATTAAGAACGTTGGTTAACGGTATTAACTAATTGTTCTATAGTTTTTTCACAGCGAGTTAGCTTACGTTCTAGAACGTTTATAGCTGCTCGCTGTTTTTTTGACTGTTCTTCTAAACTACGAACATATTCAAGTGATGGAACTTCTTGTTGGCTACCGTCTTCACCTAGCATAGTAAAACGATCTACACCTTGCGCTCTTAACCCGCCTGTAACTCGGTTAGGATTTTTATTAGATGATTGGGTTAGGACCGGCTGCTGTTTGCTTCTGCCGTACATTTGATTTAAGTAGTTCATTATTCTTCTCCATATCGTATTTATGATTATATCGTTTTCAAAAATTCTAAATTTTCGTTAATATAGTTGTAATCTATACAACCTAAATCCATAAGAACTGTTCTACCATTTAGGATTCCAAAGTTTCGTGTGCCAGGGTCACTTTCTATCTTAAGTAACTTACTATTAGACTCTAAACCATCTTTAAAATTTTTTAATTTTACTTTTTCAACAATTGAATGTTGATCAAAAAACTCCATCTTAGGAACTAAATGTTGTAAATTAGAATTTATTAAAAAATGATAATTTTCTTTTTCATGATTAAATGCATCTTTTGTTTTAAAAAACTTTACAACACTGTCATTTTTATTTTTCAAACTAAACACTATTTTGTCATTTCCTTCACCAATAATAGTATCTAATAAATTGTTGTGTTGAAAGTTTTTATAAAGTTCGTAACACTTTGAATATCGTTCTTCTAGCAATTTTCTATCAGATTGATTAATTGAGTTATAAAAAGTTTTATCTTCAAAAAAGTTACATATCAACGAGAAGGTCCGTAACGTTTTTACTATTCTCGGTTTTGTATAACTCATTGTGACGTCCTTTGTAATGTTTATATAGTGCAATGCTTGCTAGATTCTTACACTTAGACTCGCACATAATATCTGCATAATTAAGGAACTCTAACGCCCAGTTGTTTGCTTGTTGATTAGGATACCAATCACTGTGTGCTCGTAATTTCTGTTTTTTGTGTCCTGCTTCTAGTAGACGAGTCATGTCGGGCAAACTGTTATGTGCAAAGTCCGCAGGCAAATGTTCGTCACGACTATAACTGTAGTGTATAACAGGACGCACACCACGCCAACTATCTATTATGCGAGCAAATCTATCGTCGGTGGGTCGAATGTATTCTCCTGTAGCGACCCAGTGATGGTGTATGTCAAGCACGAGTGCGACGTGATCTCGCAACTGTAAACTTGCGTCGATACCCCACGACATTTCGTCGTTTTCGATTGTAATACAGTTCCTCGCTTCTGGCGAGAGTCTTGGTAAGACGTCGATGATGCCTTGTGGACCTTTTCGACCCGATATGTGTACATTGCATTTGAAGTCTTGGAATTGTGTACCGTACCCCATCCACCTGATGACATCCACATGATATTCAAACTCCTCTATAGACCTATCAACGATACCTGGATCATCACTAGCGAGCACAGTAAACTGACCAGGATGCATAGACAAGCGTACATCACACTCTTTGGCGAGGGCGCCAACCCTTGCGAAATGGCTTTCACAATAGCTGACCACATCACTACGTTTCCAAAAATAGCTCCAGTCGCGCTGAGTGTAAACAGGAAGAACATCACTGCCGAGTCTAACCATTCGTAATTCATGTGGTAAACCTCCTACGTATTCAATCAAGTTGTAAAATGATTGAATATTATGCACCATGATGTCCCACAGCCGTTCCTCGGCAACATCACGTGTCTGACGATTGAGCCACTGTACTGTTGTGCTACGAGTATTTAGTGGTCGTTGAATTTCTTCTAGTAGTTTTTTCTTTTGTGTTTGATCTGTGTGCATGTATTTACATGCAAAGCCTATACGTTTAATCACAATACAAATGCCTTTTCTTGTACAAAGTTGCCTGCTATACGCCTGTTACCTTCTTGCCATCCTGCACTTGTTAGCATATCTTTAACATCGTTGTTAAAAGGCATACTACCGCAGATCATGACTTTGTCAGTATCAGGCGCCCCATTAGTAATAATTATACCATCTTTCATTAACTTTGTCATCCTATTTTTTACGCCAGTCCACTCTGGATCTCGGGTAACAATAGGAATATAATCTATGTCTAACTCTTGCAAGAATTCGTTATAAGCCAACAGCTCTGCTTGTTCTCTTACACTCCACACAACATGTATTCTATTAAATGCCTCGTATGTTGCAGGGTCACGCAACAAACTAATAAACGGAGCAATTCCTGTTCCAGTGCCTAGCATCCATAAGTCACCTCCTAGTTCTAGATTAGCAAGTGTTAGTGTGCCAGTGGGTTTATCACCTACTTCAAGTTCGTCGCCGACTTTGATATGTTGTAGTCGGCTAGTAAGAGGGCCGTCGGGTACCTTAATACTATAAAATTCTAAAAACTCGTCATAAGGGCCACTTGTAATCGAATAGGCTCTGTTAATATCATCGTCGCCCATTCCGATCATAGTAAACTCGCCAGCGGTAAATCTATATGTACTAGGACGTTCTGTTCTAATTCTAAACAGTGTATCTGTGTAATGTTCTACTTCAATTACTTGTAAAAATTTACTCATATTATTTCCAGTTGTCAACTACCCAAGAGTCTTTACAGTTATGCGGATTTGGATCTCCGTGAAATACTGCTACCATAGTATTATCTTTAATTACAGGATGGCCGTTTTCTGCGAAGTCCCTTTGTCCTCTCGGCTTAGTATCAAATTTTGGTTTGCCGCGCATTTCCCATTTGTAACTTTGTATCCATTCGTCTGGCCAAAAAACAAATTCTTTTGTATTGCCAATCTTATTAAAAATCCAGTCTTGGTCGCCTGCAAATCTTCGTATTGCAGATTTTGGATCTGCAATAAAATCTGTGTAAACATTAGAGTGCATTCCAGTTTGTATTCTGAAAATGCTACTGTTAAATTTGTTATAACCTTTTACAATAAATCTATTAAAATCTCTTATTATACAAAACTTTCCTAGTTCGTAGTTAAACAGCTTATCTATATTATCGAATATCACTATATCTAAGTCTAAGAACAATAACGTTCCGTCTAAACCCAAATCAGGATTAAAGAAATATGGTTTATACCACCAGCCTGTAATTCCTAATTGTACTTTTAAAGGTTCAATCCTTATTTCAGAATCTATTCCTTCCGGGTTTTCTGTAAAGCAAACAAACTCAAACGGAATAGTTAAATTACGCTTTACCATAGAGTAAAGTTTATTAACATATTCCGCTGAGTATTTGTTGCCGTATTTTAGACAGACAACGTAGTTCAATTTATGCCTCGTAGATTGCTGAGTTAGCACCGTGTTCTGCACACTCTACTCGTACACAGTAACAACGATTATTAGTTTGTTCACGTACAAGTTTGTCTGCAAAGTTAAATGCATGTTGTGCAAATTTTTCAGCACCTACACCATTAAACTCTCTAATTTCGCATAAACCTTTTTCTTCAAGTTCGTACAAATCAACAATATGCGGATCTGCTGAATCTACACATAGCTTGTGATCAAAACTATCTTCTAGCCAAGCCTTCAAAGGTTTAAGTCCACCAAAGTCTACTGCCCAGTTTTTATTGTCTAATTCATCACATCCAAATGTAAATGTAAATGCTAGACTGTAACCGTGTAGCAAATGACAGTGTGAATGATCTGCGTTGGGTTGACGGAACACTGCTGATAAGCCAATGTTGTGTCCGTAATGTTTAGTACTATAATGTTTACTCATCTCTTGCCTCCTGTATTAGTCGAGTAAGTTTGATGCGCAGAATATTTAAAGTGGGATGAGCCCTAGACCACTTGTGCATTATTAATTATCATTTGCGTTGGCAATGTATTAAAACTAATAACTACACGATTATCTTTACTTTTGTTTTCTGTTGTTCGATGTATTATATAGCTGGGGAATAATATAAGCCGTCCAGTTATTGAATCAATAACTCCAGTTCTACTTGTGAACTGTGTATCTTGTTGTTTAATATCTAACAGTTTTAAATCATCCATCGGATTTTGTAAAATAAAGGGACATGTTTCTGGCTCACTCTTTACATATAATGCGCCGCTGATTGTACTTGCTTTATGTTGATGTGGTAACGTTTCGCCACCTGGTTCCATTATATTAAACCAGCTGCTAGTAATCTTTAGTGCTTGTAATCCAACTTCTGATGTATAGTGATCAATTGCATTTTGTATTTGGAACTTTAACGGTTCAAGCTCTTTTTCATTAAGAAGAAACATATTTCCTTTTACAGTGTCGTGACTACTTTCTCCAGTAGTTACTAGACTATGATATCCAGAAATATTTAGAGATCTAAAATAATCTTCATTAACGTGATCTGGAATCTGTATATCGTATACGCCAACGGCTGTAGGAAATAAACTGTATATCATGTGTATAATATACTATAGATTTGATAGTTTGTCAAGAAAAACATTGTCTTTGTTCCACTGATTTGGCATGTTCCATTTAGGGTCTTGATATACAATAAACTTACATTCAGTAAAATGTTTAAAAACCTGTGATATTTGATATATCCAGTAGCTAGGATCAACTGCTGTTTTATCACTTGAATTATAATTTAATGTATCTTTGTAGATGTTATTTGTTTTTCTATCTTTACCATAAAGATCAAAACCGATCATATGAACTTCTTTTATCTTTGTGTACTTAGCACCAATAAGAACAGCATAAGGACCGCTCCCCCAATTTAACGGCAAATCAGGTCTATCCATACCAACATATGGAAGAACAGGCACTTCTCTAACTTTCTTTCCTTTAAATTGATTATACCAGTCTGGTCTTGTATATACTAGTCGGTCTTGGTTTACATTAGAGTCTAATGCTTCTTGCATCATCCTTTTATCTACGCAGACAAGGTAGTCGGTATAATAATCTCTAAATATAGCATTGCACCCAACTTTGGATTCTTCTAGAGAGTTTATATTAATATGTTTACGACTTTCGCCGTTGCCTATAACAAACATTAAGGGCCTTTTTTGATTTCTTTTTTGATTTCTTTTATTTCTGTGTTTACTATGTCAAACTTTTCTAGAGTTGAACCTAACACATTAGTATCTTGTAAAATAGTCCATAGAGCCCACCACCACCATCCGACAGAAATACCAAACATAACCGATGCGCCTAATCCTAACGCTATATGGTACCAACTATCTGTGCCTATATATTCTATAAAGAACATACCTGCTAGTGCCGTAAGAGGTAACACAGTAGCAGCCCACGCCCACCATTTAATTTCTGATATTTTTTTCTTATGGAAGTTCTTAGTGTCCATTATCTGTCCCCTTACAGATATATTTATTGGACATTAATTTCTCTTAATGTGTTGATATTATGTAGAGATTCGGCCAAATGGCTTCCATTCACCTGGAGTTCCTGAGCTAATGCATACCCATCCAACATAACCCGACGGAGCAGGATTGCTATTCCACACAATGTCACCTTCTTTATATGTACCACTTTGCGGTGCTGCTGTACCTGATTCCATTTTCTTGCCGTCCATTCTAATCGGACCAGCAACTGCTAATGATACATCGCCTACTTGATTTACACCTACGCCAAGTTTTCCTGAAACTTTTACACTAGCTGATCCGTTTCCAAGCTCAATATTTCCATTAGCTCTAATTACTACTTGTGTAGTGTTATCAGTTACTAAGTGTAGATCATCTGATGTCCAAGTTCCAGCTCTTGCTAGTCCTGGTGCTGTGTCAATGATAAATTCAGAATCTAATGTTGCAACAGCAAATTTACCGTTTGGTGATTCTGTGCCAATACCAAGTGCTTCTTGATCTGTGTTATAATAAATGTAATCATCTATTACAAGATTACCTTGTGTACGGAGATTATTAAGTGTACCTACTCTAGTTAAGTTACTGTTTCTTACAGTACTACCTAACTCAGTTCTACTTAACATTACACTATTGCCAATCATAATACTTGCATTTTCAGCAAGATCTATGCTTTCACTAGTCCAAATACGATCAGGATTTGCTCTGTAAATAAACTGAGCACCAATTCCTTCGCCTAACCATCTTAGGCCTTTTCCGTATGGACCTGCATCATCTTGAAAGTCAATTGTTACAAGTGACTTCAAACGAAAGTCTTCGGCGGACAACGCAGTTTGTAATATATTGCTAACAGAAGTGCCGAGTGCTTCTATTGCAGAATCTAGTTCCGAAGTGTTAATGTTTGGCATGTGTTTTCTTCTCCATTAACAATATTTATCAAGAAACCTTTAGAAGTACTGTATCCGGATTACATCTGCCGTTAAGTTTTGTGTCAGTGGTATTAATTTCATCTAAGAACTTACGTAGTGCTACTTTGCCTGCACCTTTAAACTCTTTAAGCTGTTCTTCTGGCTTACGTAGTGTCTTCTGGATGCTTAGATTTTCGTCAAATCCAATAATAGTTGTGCCTTTTACACTTAGCCCCGTTCCGTCTCTATTCATGCCTTTTGGATCTTGATTGCTTGCTATATACTTGCCTAGTTTACGTGTTTTAATATTAAACACCCAAAGCTCATTTGCACCTACTAGACTTACAGGATCTACGCTTGCGAGTGAATATTTTGAGTCAGCTTTACAGAACTTCAACTTTTCAACTACTTTAGTTGCAGAACGTGCTTTAGGCTTGCGTGGTTTACGTGTTGCCTTTGCTTTTTCAATAATAAAGTCTAATTCTGTCATTAAGGTTTCGATAGCAGTGCGCAACTTTTTGATATCTGCTTTTTTAAGATGGGAATATCCTTCTTTGAGCTGTGCCCATTGGTCTTGTTCATACTCGCCCATTTTTTTGAGCTGACCAGCAGTCGGCATACGTTCGAGTTCGTCGTAGTCTGCAAGTTCGTTTTCATAAAAACCTTTCATTTTACGTGCATGTGCTTGCGATGGCTGTAGCTTTTGAAAATGCTTTTTAAAGTCAAATCCTTTAGGATCAAATGTATCAGGATCAACTACCCAGCCTTCTAACCATTCATCGATATCTTCAACCATGTCAATTGATTGATCTCGAATACGTTCTTGGATAGTAGGTACATAAACGTTAGCTTTTTCTTTTTCTTCTTCTTTTACTTCTTCTACTATTTTTTCACCTTTGGCAATAGCTTCCTCTGCCCATTTATGCAAATAGTGTGAGTGTGGCTTTAATGTATCACCTGTACCAGGAAGGCTAGTCCAATACTTTGCATATTCTTCATTATAGTCAGGACAACCATCTAGCAAGATACGAGCATATGTACCGGAAGTAGGTCGAACATTACCTTTCTTAGCGGCTGCAACTTGTTTCTTATCGTAGCCGTTTTCGCTCATCCACATAAAGAAATAAGGAATAATATCTGCAGGCTTATATTCTTGATAATAGAAGTCTACAGCAGCACGTTCAAGTCTGCCAAACGCTGCTGGTTCTAGTTTTTCCCAACCGTCAAACGATGGTCCTGCTAGTTTGCCAGCTTTACGTCGAGGTGCCAGTTGTGCTTTTGTTTTCTTACGTGCCATTTAGATGCTCTCCTAACAGTTATTTTGCTAGTATATATGTTTGTTTATAAAAAGTCAACCACTTTTTCTGAATCTTCAGTCCAGTATACTTTTGTAATACCATAATTTTGTATTACATTTGTACATCCTTTACAAGGTTTAGCAAGCCCGTGTACCCATGTCTTAGACGCATTATAAGGTCGTTTAACACGTACTATGTGCAGCTCGCACTGTTTGAGCTGCTCTGCTGTAATCAAGCGCAGAGCGTTTAATATAGCGTCTACTTCAGCGTGTCTAAATAGCTGATCTTCTCGATATCCTTCACTCATCATTAAAGGATGAGTTTTAGGTTGGTTAGTACCAGTTGCGATCAAATGTCGTTTATATACAACACCCGCAGCCATAGGAACACGTTGTCCGTAGCCGCCGGACTCAATCGCAAGGCGGGTTAACATTTGTGTAATTCTAGACATTAGCCTTCATTCTCTAAATCCCACACACAACGAGCGTTTTCAAATGGTTTGCTTTTAGTGTATATTTTGTTAGACTTTTTCGCCTGGCTCGAATCCGCGGAACGTTTTGAACCTTGGGAAACGAAGCGAATAAGTGCCGTCTTGATTTTGTGTAATAGCATCTGCTCTTACCTCTACTAAATGCCCGATAATATCATTACGACGATTCCAATAATCGTCCCTATTAGAATCAGTGAAGCCACTACCGACATTGACGCGAATATCTTTTCCATCGTCGATCCCTTCACAAACGAATGCACCAAGCCTGCCTTCATTCCTACCAGTACCTTCTTCAATTTCTTTTACCTCCAGTGTTACTTCAATGAATGGCTTTGCTTTGAGCCACGCATATGTTCTTTTACATTCATAAGGCGCATCCACATCTTTGATCATTACACCTTCATAACCACCTTCTACAGCCGCTTTATTAAGCTCTACAAAGCGTTTGTTGCCTTCAGGTGTATCCAAGTCTACATCTTCCCAGTCTAGTGCTTGTACGTGCTTTAAAACTTCCTTATGTTCTTCTACCCAATGCTTGGTAATTAGGCTACGAAAGCTCTGTGGCTTATCCCATACACCATTCTTGAAACAGCCTAGCGGAATAGTATCAAACAAGTGCAGTACAGCATCGTTTGCTTCTACATTATCTTTGCGATGTACTTGCTTCATAAGATCTTGGAAGTTAGCACTCATTACTTCGCCGTCTAGTACTAGCGGATAAGGTACAGGATAATCTTTGATTACTTCTTCAATCTCTGCAATAATGTGTCCAAAGTTATGGAACTGTTTTCCGTTACGAGAGAACATTTCAACTTTGTTGCCTTGAACAATAGTAATAACACGAACACCATCGAGTTTGATTTCGATCTGTTTTTTGCCAGTCATTTTCTTTTCGTGCTTGGCACTATCGTGAGCAAGAGCGCAAGTAAACACAGGAACAGTACCTGGCACCACTTTGTTCACAGTCTTTTCACTTACACCACATCGCAAGTCTTTGATAAGGATACGACGATACCATCCATTCCATTGCTCTTTTGTAGCAACACTCATTGCCAGTTCAATAGCATCACGAGCAGCGTGTCCGGTTAGTTCACGTTCTTGTAGTTGTCTAGCAAGTTCTGCAAAAGCATTAGCTGGCAAGCCTTGTCCATCTTCTGTTGCTTCAGGCACTTGCTTAACACCAAATGTTACAAGCGGATCTAGTGCCATACGCAATCCGTCAAAGAACTCTGGCAAGCCTTCGTCGGCTGCTACCTGTAGAATTTTTTCTTTTTCTAGACGACTGTTGTTTTCTTCTAGATTACGGATAATAGTTTGTGGTTGTGTTCGCATAATATTCCGGTTCCATTTCTAGTGATTCGTGAAAGTCAAATACTTCATAACCTTTTAATGTATACATTATA